CAACACGTCACTAGGGAACTGTATAATCATGTGTGCATTAGTATTTGCCCATGCGTCCGCGCTTGGCATATATGTAGAGCTCATGAATAACGGTGATGACTGCGTCGTGATCATGGAGAGTAGTGATCTCGAGCGGTACATGCACAACATCGGCAATTGGTTCCAGACATACGGTTATAGGATGACCGTGGAGAAACCCGTGTATGAGTTGGAGCGGTTAGAGTTCTGCCAATCCAGAGTAGTGCTGCGCGATGGATGCGAGCCTATGATGGTACGAAACCTTACCAACTCTTTCACCAAGGACCCCATGTGCTTAATACCACTTCAGACTGAGAAGGTGCTCAAGATGTGGTACAAAGCTGTGGGGGAATGTGGCCTAGCTATAACAAGTGGGCTCCCGGTACTCTCAGAGTATTATGAGCTGTTCAACCGTAGCGGCGTAGAGTACACGGACGGATTCTTAAAACAATTGCAAAAGAATACGTCCCACCTCGAACGGATGTGGGGGGTTGCGTACGAGAAGCGTCCAGTGACCGCAGCTTCGCGCTGTAGTTTCTACTACGCTTTTGGGATACTTCCCGCTTACCAAATTGAACTGGAGAAGGTGTTTAAAAAGATGAGCTTGCTCACCACCATAGATACGTTGTTGCATCGAGACTTAACATTGGACAAGTATGATAACTGTCCACCACCACTGATAGAGTATATGTTTTAGGTGCCGGCCATGAAATATTTCAATATTAGTCAGTCAAGATATTTCACAACAATTTCTGTGGTCCCTACTGGTCAGACGGCAAGTTCCAGTCTTCAGTAGCGAACCCAACACTTCAACCAGCAGGAGAATTCGATTCTACGTGTCGCGACCACGACGTTTCATTAGCTACGGCAGTGACTCAAGAGGACGTGTTAGACGCAGATAGGAAATTCTACGAAGCAAATTTCGGAAAGGGCTTTGTACGTAGCACAGCAGCAGTGCTCGTCAAGTATCTCAATCCCATTATGTCACGCAAACCGCAGCAACAGCAAAAGACCAAACCACGTAGCACTAGCAACCTGCGTGGCACGAAAACGAGTAGGAAAGGAAGTAGCAAGAAAGCTATGCCTGCCACCATGCGATCTGATGTGCCAGCGACCTATGGGTTTACTGTCCGTTCGTCCACTCCACGGGTGGTGCGAACCGGCACCGGCGCGCACATTATTGGCAGTGATTATGCTGGGAACGTGCTCTCGTTCAATTCTTCGAATTATGAACCAGCCGCAAGCATCCCACTTAATCCATCTTACTTTACAGGCGCTATGTTGGGTAGTCTCTCACGCGCTTTTGAAAAATATAGATTTAAGAGAGCTATCCTTGAGTATATCCCCTCCGTGCCGACCTCGACACAGGGGCAACTCGTCATCGTTTCAGACCGATCCGTCAAGAATCCATTTCTCGACGGGTCGTCATCAAGCTTCCTCGCGCGTGCGCTCTCGCAGGCGAATGCAGTAGCGTGTCCATTGTGGGAACGAACTGTGTTCAACTGTGAGACGTCTGACTCTTGGAGCCTGGTTGACCCCCTGATCGATGGCGACATGGACGACACTATTTCATGTGAAGTCCAACTGTACTCCTTTGGCACATCCACTTTAACCGCAGGAATCCTAATGCTCCACTATGAAGTAGAGTTCAAGGATCCGCTATACGTGTTTCATAGTACTGTCATCCCAGTACCAGTAGGAATCGGGTCTCAGATCGTGGCTGTTGATGATACGGCGGTGAATGCAATTGCTGACACCATCCGACTCACAGCCACATCACCGGTGATTTCTGGACTAGGACGCGGCTCGATATTCCGTCTGGTATTCCAACAGACAGGAAGTACACTCCCCACAGGCCCAGCCTCGTGGTCGACTGTCGCCAGCACTACTGTAAACACTCCACTGACCACGTCAACCTATGCAGTGCAAGCTGATAACCTCGCGATAGTCCCAGGAATGGTATTCTATGGGCTACTCACGTCGGGACAGACTTTTGCATTGTACACAAGTTACGAGGCAGCACAGGAACAAGCAACCTCCGGCCAAGTGGCATACCAAACAGCAACAACAGCAGCCGGAACCTGGAAGTTCATTGGCCAAGCAGTCCGCATGGGCACTCAATTACTCATGAGTGCACAGTAGACTGCTTGAGGGCGAGAAAGATCACCGAAACCTGGTGGCGCCTGCAATCGAGGCATGACGAAAGGCCACAATCATAGGGCGCGAGGCTATGGTTCAATTTTGATAGAAGCAGTCATGTAAGGGCGAGAAAGATCACGACAGTCGTGGCGCCTGCAATCGACGAACGTACCACAACGCAAGTGGTACCCATTAGACATAGGGAAACCAAAAGCAGGGTGCAAATCAGTGGAATTCCACACTGAACCTTGACGAAAGCATGGTGGCGAAGCGAAGCCAATATGTCGCATACATGGAATGTATTAGTGTGAG